CAAAAGCTGCTAATCGTAGGAAATCATACTGCGCTAGATCACTAGGACAATTAAAAAGGTCATCAGCAAAAACTCGTAACGATCCTAACTCACGAATAAGACAGGCACGGAGAAGATGGAAATGTTAAATGAGAACAGCAATACTAGATGCACTTGAAGCTAGATACGAAGCACAAGTAGCAGAAGCACACGCAACAATAAAAATCTATTTAGAAAATTCTGTTGGTATTGGAGAACATCCACAACATATTGATGAGATAGATAAACAATTACAAAGAATCGCTGATGCTGATGAAAAGTTAAAAGCATTAGAAGATTTTAGATTAGAAAGGACTGAGTTATGATGGACCCATTAGTGGTTGTGTCTAAACTACAAAAAATAATGCGAGATAACCTGCAAAGAGTTGGTGATGCCATGGTTAGTGGTGGTGTTGACAATATGGAAAAATATCAGTATATGTTAGGACAAGCGAGAACATATCAATATCTATTACAG